CTTTTCAGTATTCCTCTAGTACTGAGCTTCATGGGTGAGTGGGGCAGGGGCATAGTAGCAGATGGCTTTACTGCACTTGCAGGTATGCCACAGTGGTATCAGATAGCGTTAGGAGCTATCGTATCTGCAAGCTTTGCTACACGGTCTGCTAGTAAACTATTTAACATGAGGAAGAAATAATGACAGCTAAATTTTTTGAACACAAAACTTTAGACAAAACTAAGAAAGCTAAAAAAGACAAAAAGGTAGCAGGAGTTATCAAGGACGAAATGGTTGACCCTATACGAAAGTTTATTAAAGAGAGAAATTTAGATAAGTTAAAAAAGTCTTTACAGGAAGAATATATGAAATCGGTAAAGGATAGAAAAAAGTATAGTTGATGGCAAAATGGAGAGTACCAATGTTTAAATTATCACAGCGTTCATTTCAAAGACTGGTAGGAGTGCATCCTAAATTAGTGGATACAGTAAAGTTAGCTATAAAGAAAACAGATACAGACTTTGGTGTAATATATGGAGTGAGGGATTTAGCCACTCAGGAGAAGCTTTATAAATCTGGAAAATCACAGACGATGAAATCTAAACATCTTGTGCAGGAAGATGGATACTCACATGCTGTAGACTTAATGGCATATGATTCTGGAGAGCCATCGTGGGATATAGTGGACTATGATAACATAGCAGACGCTATGAAAGCTGCGGCTCTTGAAACTGGAGCTAAAATTTGTTGGGGCGCAGCATGGCAAATAAAAGATATAACTACATGGGATGGAACTATGGAGCAAGCCATGAACGCTTATATAGACCTTAGACGCTCACAGTCGCGCCGCCCCTTCATCGATGGTCCTCACTTCCAATTAACAACATGAGTAGTAAGGGACGCAAAAAATCTGCAGGAAGACCTAAGAAGAAAGGGTCTATGACAGGTATGTCTGTAAAGAGTGGGGACAAGAGACCCACTAAGTCAGGCGCAGGCATGACAGCAAAGGGAGTTGCTAAGTATAGACGCAGAAATCCCGGTTCAAAGTTACAGACAGCAGTCACAGAAGACAAGCCTACAGGAAAACGTGCTGCAAGAAGAAGGTCTTTCTGTGCTAGAAGTGCAGGACAAATGAAAAAGTTTCCTAAAGCAGCAAAGAATCCAAACAGTAGACTGCGACAGGCAAGAAGAAGGTGGAAGTGTTAATATGGATAAAAATGGAAAAAAATATGGCTACTCTTCTGTAGATAATATAACAGGAAAGAAGTTTAATACAGACTCTCTATTTAATTTTAATCCTACTAAAAGTAAAAAGGATTCATTGTTTGGTGGTGGTATAACAGACCCATATATGAATGTTGCAGGTGGTAAGCTACGACCTGATATACGAAAGAATTACATTGGTATAAAGTTTAAAAAAGAGTTTAAGAAAAGATGACAAGACAACTTACAGAAAAACAACAGAAGCTATTAAATGTTTTATTTGATGAAGCAGGCGGTAATGTCACTATAGCAAAAAAGATTGCAGGGTATGCGGATACATCTAGCACTGCGGACATTGTTAAAGGCTTAAAAGATGAAATACTTGAAGCGACACAAATGTGGATGGCTCGTAATGCACCAAAAGCTGCAATGTCAATGACAGGAGCTTTGCTAGAACCTACAGAGCTAGGCATTAAAGAAAAGATGACAGCAGCAAAAGAGATACTAGACAGAGTTGGTTTAGTAAAAACAGAGAAGATGCAAGTAGAAGCAACAGGTGGTGTGATGCTCATGCCACCAAAAGCACCAACAGAAGATGATGACTAGAAGTATTGGCAAGTGGAAGCTACCACAACCAACAGATATAAAAGAAGATAACGAGTGGATATCTATACCACGTATTGCCAGAACTATACCTTTCGGTTACGTACAAGATGAAAA